GAAAGTAGCATTACAGAAAAAAGGAGAAATAGCTTCGCAACGTATTGGTCAAAATGCCTGGACTCTTTTAGCTGAAATAGAAAGATCGAGAGCAGCAGCCGATTTTGTGACTAATAGAAATGCTGCATTTGCACTTAAAGGATCGCAAACACAAAGACTTGACGCACAGGCTGATCGAGCTTCTCGAAGAGGATCTGCTAGAACTTATCTCAAGAAAACGTATCTTGATCCTGTTAAACCACTTAAGATACCCAAGCCGAGTTTTGGCCCATACGCACTTGGTATGGCTGGTTCAATCGTTGGTGGCTTTAATAGTAATATGCAATATAAAACAAACAAAGCGCAATATGATCTTGCGGTTGCACAAAAACAGGCACTATAGGAGGATAAATGGCAAAAACAAGTTTAACAGGCTTAACTCCAGGAGACGCAAATCCAAAGAAAAAAGCTAATCAAAAAAGAACAAGACTTGCTAAAGGTAATAGTACTGGAGACGTAAGCCAGGTAAATCTACAGTTTGAACAACCTAAGATACAGCAGTTTAGGTGGTATGGAGATACTTACTCTAAACCTACAGAAGCTAATTTAGTTCCTACTTTAGATTTGCCTTCGGTGCAAGGTTACTATGACGAAACAAGAGTTGCAAAGCAAAACGAATTTAGTGCTTTTATTGATTCAATGAAAACTCTCAAGGGAGAGGTAGGACAGCTTGACGATAACTACACTAAATTTAGAGTTGAGGAACAAAAATATTTAACACAACAAGCAAGTCAAGTATTAGATACATACACGCTAGGAAATGATGGTACGGAAGTAAACCCTGCTAATAAATTAAATTCCATAGAAAAGCAATTAATGAAAATTATTGCTAAAAAAGATGACAAAACAGGAATTTTAAATGAGACAGACTTAGAAGAAGTAAGATTTGCAGAAAAAACTTTAAAAGAAATAAGAAAAAATAAAAGATTACAAAATACCATCTTGTCGCAAATTGAAGAAAGAAAAGTTTATGACAATATATCAACTTGGAATAATAAAAAAAATAGTTTAAAAGTTGATTATTTAGATAAAGAAGGAAATAAAGTACAACTTATTGAGAACGGAGAACCGCAATTCGAGGCAGATGGAACAACTCCAATTTACGAGCAAGTAACAGTTGGAGAGTTAAGTCCAGATGATGAAAGATATAAAGACGCATATAACAAACATATTTACGGAAATGCAAAGCTAGGTGTTTTTGAACATAACAATACAAATGGTTATGTCACTCAACACAGAATGAATGACAGAACAAGCCAAGATACTACTTATCAAAATATTTTAAACAAACAAGAATCAACTGAAATAACAGGAGATATTGGCACATTAAGAAACAGTATTAAAAATGATTCAACTTTTACAGATGCAAAATTAAGTGAAAGTGTTGGAACTATTGTTGAAAGAATAAATAAAGCAAATCATTTACCTGATGATTCAAAAAAACAATTAGTAAAAGATTTAATTGGTGCTATCGCAGAATCAAAAAATCTTAGCGGATTAGACACTTTTGAATTTTTAAAAGATTTATTTTATGGAGATCCAGATAATGATGGGGTCAATGGAATAGGAACAGGTACAAGTAATAGTAGATATAAAGAAGTTGATGGTGGATATGTTTTAAATACTTTCTTTATAGACTCGTATGGAGGAGAAAGATTTTTAAGAGATATTGTTACAAACGTAGTTAGAGAAAGAAACGATTTTGAAACTGCTGATAAGTTTTTGAGAGACGTACAAAATCAAGATAATTTAATGGATGGGGTAGATAAAATACAAATTGATGATGGAAGCGCTAAAGATATTTTGGCTAACTATAATGCAAATGGAACGGAAAATGAGATCAAAGCGGATACCAAAGTTATCCAGGCAAAGAAAGCTATACTTGCAAAAATAGATGAAAATTTTGAAAAAGCTATAGACGACTTAAACAGAAAAAAAGATCAAAAAACAATAACAACTTCGGAATTTAACAACAGAATAGAAGAATTACAAAAGAGCAGAGAGGATCTTTTGAAGAATATTGTTTACGATTTAACTCCAACAGAATTTAGATCAGATGTAAAATTACTAAAAAAAGACGCACAGGCTTGTTTATTAGCTGGCGAAAACAGTAATGCTTGTGTTAAGTATCTATCAAGCTATAAATCGTTAACTGGCATATATGGTCAAGAAGTAGTTGACTTGCAAACAGGAATAGCGGATACTCACAAAAATATTTTAGACATGGAGGGCAATATTGTAGCGAAAGCAATTGAAACTTCATTATTAAACCAAGAAGAGGAGTTTAAAAAGACTTATAGAAACAGCAAACCCGAAGCTGGCGATACTGAAGTAAATGCAGCTTGGGATCAAATCAAAGATAGCGTAAGTAAATATTTAATAGATACTTACTTTGAAATGACTTCAGATGGCAAAAAGGTAACAGGAACACAATTAAATGACAGAGTTAGGGATGATAAAGAAAACGGAGTATTTGCACAATTTTTTGATATTGAAGGAGTTGATCCATTAGTTACAGGAAAGAAAGTTACAGCAAGTTGGTATGGACAAACCGAACCTGGTACAAGTTTTGTTGGAGACTCTACAGGAAATTACGGAAATATTATTAATAATAGATTATCTGACGTAAATTTTGACGCAAATGATTTATACAGAGCTGGAACTGATGAATACAGTTTTGTCTTGCATATAGACTCCCCTAACGGAGTTGTTTTTAATCCCGAAGCTGGAACTCAATTTTATTTGAACATATTATTTTCTGGTCGTGAAGGTAAAACTTTAGGCGGAGTATTTTATTCTCCACATCAAATTTATAGTAATCAGTTAAATGCTAATCAATTTACTTCTAAACCAGATGAAGTTAGACATGGTAAGAAAATGACAATGAAAAGTCAAGCAGCATATAAAAATTTAGAAAATCTTTTTGCTTTATTAGAAGCTACAAATAAATATGGATCAGGGGATGGTGTCGATTTAGGTAATTTTATTATTTTTGAGACAGAAAATAGCATAAAAAATTTATATCCAGAAGCGGTTACTGATGGAGTTATTGACTACAATCATCCTAGTATTCCAGCAAACCTTAAAGATTTTTCGCAGCATAAAGAATTTCTCTTAAAACTAAATGGGATAGAGACATTTCAAGATGCTAGAGGTATGATATTAAAATATAACCAAAACTTAGGTTTATAAGTATGGCAACAGAAAAAGACCTAATTATATCTGATAAAGAAAATAAAGCTGACCAGGCTTTAGAAGCTAGAGATACAAAAATTGCTGAAGCTAACCCTTTTAATGAGGACTTGTATAACGCTACTATGGGAGACGAAGATGAAGGTATAGAGATAGAAGATGATATTGAGACAAATTTTACACCAGTAGATACAAGTGGAGAAGAAGTACATTCTGACAATTACTATACAGAAAAATTTAAAAACGATTTAGGGTTTGGAGTAGGTAGAGACACAAAAACGTCAACACCAATCTTAGGTTTATACGACAAGTTAAATATTTTTAGTAAAGATTACAAAGGAAAGTATGCTCCAGAAGAACTAAAAGGTCAGTTTAGACTAAGGAACGCATTAGGAGATTTATCAAGAATCGTAGATAGAACCGCTATTAGCGGTGTTTCTGGTATTAATAATACTTTGAATGACATGGTAAGAATGGATATGCCAGGATTTATGGCAGAAATGCTAACAGGAGACGTAGTTGGTGCTAATGCTTTAGCAATGAAAGCAATAAAAGCTGGTATAGATAAAAAAAGTTTGCCAGAATTTTTTAAAAAACTTGGCGATATAAATAACAGAATGAGCATGGCAGATGCTATGGGTACAGGGCTTATTAGTAAAAACATATTCCAAGATATTGCAGATAAAAAAGATCCATTCCAAATAAAAGACGATCCTGACTTCGAGCCTATGAGTGGTCAAGATAGGTTGGCTGGCGAGAATTGGGGATTGCTTGGTGGTAAAGGTGCATCCTTTGACGAATTAGTTGGAGGTTATCCAGTTATAGATACTGGTAGACCATTAGCTGATATGGGGTCAACTTTTTTCGGGGAAGCAGCTCCATTCTTTTTAACCTTTGCTGCTGCTAAAGCATTAACTCCTGGACTACCAGATGAGTATGTATATGCTGCAAATGTATTTAAAAAAGCTAAAGCTGCCTCTCCACAGTTTGCTAAAGCTATTAGTTGGATGAAAGTTAATATGCCAAGAGTGAGTAAGGTTAGTAAGTTTGTAGCTAAAAATTCAGTAGAAGGAGCAAGAAATTCTCTTATAGCAGAAACAATTTTAGGAGATCCATACCAGCCTTCCTTGATGGATAATTTATTACCCGAAGGAATTAACAATAACTCTAGATTAAGCGATTCATTTGTCGAAGCAAAAATAAAATCATTATTTGTAAATGAAATAATTAACGGAATACCTATGGGTGTAGCGTTTGGAGCTGGAGGTAAAGCGTTAAATTTAACAAGGAAGTTTGGTCAAGGTGGATTTAAAGGAGCTTTTCCAGGACAATTTCCTACAAAAAATACACAACTTGATTTGCTAGATAAATCTATTGGAAGTAAAACTGCGGAAGATTATGGGTATCAAATTGCTGAAAACTATTTGCGATCAATAGTTGATTCTGCGGAAGCAAGAGTAATTAAACCAATGGTTAATTATTTAAGCAAGTGGAAAATTTTTGAAGCAGCAATAGATAACGCTGATAATTTAAAGAAAGAATATGACGCAATTGAATACTACAAAAAGATAAGAGCAAAATTAGATGCAGATGAAAAAACTAAAGGTAATCAAGAAAATACAATAGAAGCTGAAACAATAGAAGAACAACAAACACCTCAACCAAAAAGAGCATTAGATGGAAAGGTTAGGCAACCTATAAGAATAGGCGAAGCGGATGAAGATGCACCTGGAAAAGACTTGTTAGGGTATTACAAAAAAGAAGGAGAGATAAAAGATCCACAATGGGAAACAGGATATACAGAGCAAAAACAAGTTGACCTTGAAACTGAAGTTAAGAAATCACAGAATATAGTTAAAAAAGCTGCCAAAGAACTTGGCAAGGCTACTGAAGAATTTGAAGCAGAGCAAAAAATACAATCACAAATAAGACCTGACTCGGACAGAGGATTTTCTAATGAACTAGGTACAAGTGTTGGATTAGCTGCTCCTACTGCTGGAGAAGTTGCAAAGGTTAAGACAACTGACTTAACAGTTCGTCCAGATGTATTTCAAGTTAAATCAGAAGGTAAGTTTAACAAAAAAGGAGTAAGTGGATCTCTTAAAGAAGCTAGTACTTTTGATCCTAATTTAGCTGACTTATTAACAGTATGGAGAGATACGACAGGAGAAATAGGGGATGTGGGTAAGGTCTATATTGTTGATGGTCACAATAGATTAGACCTTGCTCAAAGATCAGGGATAGGAGAAGTAGATGTAAGGTTCGTAGATGTAGCAACAGTTAAAGAAGCGCAAACAATATCAGCTTTAAAAAACATTGCACAGGGTACATCTATCAAAGGATCTATGACCGCTATGGATGTTGCATTGTTTATGCAAAATAGTGGAGAAACACTAGAGTCATTAGCGCAAAAAGGCATTACTTTAACAAATACATTAATGATTGAAGGTACTCAGCTTTCAAGATTACCAAGAAATCTTTTAGATAAAGTTGCAACTAAAGAAATTCCATACAATAAAGCGTTAGCGCTTGGTTCTGTAGAAGGAGCTAGTGTCGAATCAATTAATTTTGTCTATAACAAATATGCTAAAAATGCAAAATTTAGTGCAGATCGAATTAGACAAATAATGCTTGCATCTACTAGAGCAGTAGAAACAGTTACGGAAGGCACTTTACCTGGATTAGAGCAATGGTCAAAAGAAAATAATTTACCACAAATAAGTGCTATAGCTGAAACATTTTTAAAAACACTTAGAACAGAAATAAGTGGCTTAAGAGCTGTAACGCAAAAAAATAAAAAAGCTGCTATTGAAAAAGTAGAAGGCAATAAAATTTCTTATGACGATTCAGTTGATAGAAGGCTTGAGGCAGAAAGACAAGTTGAAAGGTTTGAGGGTTTAGCATATTCAGTTTCAGACACAAACAGATTAATTAATGAATTAGCTCTTTCAATGAAAACTGGTCCAATATCAGCAAACCAAATAGTAAAAGATAATTTTGAATTAATAAAATCAACTATGGCAGGGGATGACGCACCTTTAACTAAAATCGAATCAGAACCAGCAAGAGTACAAAAAGAAATTGATACTAAATTAAATGAAAAAGCTAATGACATCTTAAGAAACGAAAAACCTGAGCCAATTAAAAGAGAAGAAGTACAAAAAGTCGTAAATAAAGAAAAAGAAGAATTATTGCAGGGATATACAGAGCAAGAGATTTTTGATATTGAAGATGAATTAGTAGGTAATAATGGCTCGTTAAATAAAAATCATTCAAAAATTGGAGAAGTTTTAGATTCTTCAGTTACATCTTCAAGAAGAAAAACCTTTCCATATACAACTGAAGGAGGTTATAAGTTTAATGACGCTGGAGAATTGAATGATGCAGATTTTGGATTATTATATCCAATCTTAATGCGTAAATATCCTAAGTTAGATTTTAGTTCTACTAGATGGGCTGGATCAGCAAAGCCTAGATATGGTCAATATACGATTGCGTTTGCTAACGACATTGATAGAGCTATTTATATCACAGGTAATATATGGAGTAAAAAATCTAAAAAAGATGCTGAATTTAATGCCTTTTTAGATGAGATTGGTATTAGCTCTGGTGCAAGACATAAGGCATATCTGAGAATGAAACAGGAATTAAAAGGTTTAAGTAATGCTGCTCAATTTGCTGACGGAGAACTTACCTTAAGAAATAGCATGGCTTATGTAGAGTTATTAAAAGATCCTATACAAGTAAAAAATGTTGATGATGCAGACTTTGAATTAGATTTAGGAGATTTAGAAAACGAAAACGTAAAGAAAGCAAACAAAAAACTCCAGGATAAATACAACAAAGAATACAAGGACTCGACTAACCCTAAGAATTTTGATCCACTCGATCCTAAAAATAATGAGCAAATGGAGTTTGCGTTAGAAGATGATATATATACCAATATGGGTAACGAACACGTTTACTCCGACATAAATCTTACTGAGCAGCAAGCACAAGAATTAGTTGATATAGCTAGAAAAATAGCTGGTGCAAACGTCCAAAACTTACGTCTTGTTGATGCTATTGAACCTAAAATAAACGCAAAATCAGCAGCAGCTTATGGCTTACCTCCTAGTGCAATAGGTAAAACTGGCAGAGCTAAAGGTTTATTTAGATTTGGCTCGACTCCTTCAAAAGATTTAATAGTTCTTGCAATGACTTATAAAGGTCATTTTCAACAGTTTGGATCAATGATGCAAACATTGAGACATGAATCATTCCATAGGATTCAAGATAGATACCTTACTCTTAAAGAACAAAACTTATTAGATAGTCCAGCAGTAGATAGAAAGTTAAGAGAAATAGTTGCATCTTTTTATCCTAAACATCAAAAATATTTATTTGGTGCTAAAAGAATGAGTGAAAGAGAAGTCCAGGCTTTTGCTTTTTCAGTTTTCGATCAGCTTGAATTTGCTAAAGAACCTACTTGGTTACAGCCATTTAGAAAATTAAAAGAAATTGCAGAAAAAATAAACAATAAACTTTCTGGTTTTGGCTATAAAAGCTATAAGGATATATTTAGAGACGCACAAGCTGGAAGGTTAGCAGAAAGAACTCCTAGATCTGAACGCTTTGCTCAAAAGATACCAGGTAACACAGCTCCAGAACCAGCTAGTTTTGCATTAAACCCAGATGAATTTACAGAAAACTTAGAAACTATTAAGGTTGCAATAAGAGACGGAGATATGACTATAGAAGAAGCTATGGACGGATTATATAGAAGATTAATAAATAGAAAATTAAATCCAGATGGTAAAAAATATATACCAACCAGCGAAGCCGATTTAATTGCAACTAATAAAGCGTTTGAAACTAGCTTGTTTGAACTGCTAGGAACAAGAGAAGATGCTACAAAAGTACCTTCTTTTACTATGGAAAACATGAAAAGATTAGGCTTGCAATTAATAACAGAAAGTAATTTTAGAACAGATGAAGTATTGGCTTTACATCAAAAAGCAATGAGAGGAGATAAAAACGCATTGCAAAAACAAGTCGCCCAGGCAGCAATAATTTTACAAAGAGACGTACAGATACAGCAGATGAAAGAAGTAGCGTTAGATATAAAATTAAATCCTAACGATAGTACATCAAAATCATTATTAATATCTTTATGGGAAGATGCAATGAAAGTAAGCGTTGCAATAGCTGAAGTTAATAGACCTTCTGCACAAAACTTAAGGATGCAACAAATGGATTTCTTGGGCGGTCAAGAAATGTTTATACCTCCATATCAGCATATAGAGATAGATGTGGCTACAACAAAAACAGGTACAACAGCTCTCGAAAAAGGAGTAGAGGAAGCTGGATTAGTCCAGGATAAAGGATTAGGAAAAGGTACATACTTTAAATCTATGGATGGAGGGGAGGTTAGAGAAAAAAGTACTTATGTAGATGGAGTCGTTAATGCAGATATTATGATTCTTGATCTAACATCCCAAAATAAAACACTTTCTAAGTTATTACAAGAATTAAATATAGAAAATGTTGGTGCTATTTTAGGCGGAAAATTAACTGCTGAACAAAAAGGAGCATTAGCTGAATATTTAGCTTCTAAAAAATATCAAGGAATTAGATTAGATGGCACAGAACTTGGTCAGCCAGGCGACATCATTTATGTTCCTGACAGCAATCAAGCTAATAAAATAATTAACTCAAAAGGACAAATACAAGAAGGTTCAGATTCCGCAGATATACCAGAACAGCAATCTATTCCTGGTGTATTTAAAAGAGCTGTATTAGAGCAAGAAAATATTTTTGAAAAGATTATGAATAAGAAAGATTATGAAAGTGTTATGGATAATAAACCTACTAAAAAAGCTAGAGAAATAATGGAAATTATTGCTGAATCGCTTTATTTGTATAAAGACAGAACTAAGTCAATGAATAATTTTATGACTAATTTTGCTAAAGGTTTAGATAATGTAGGCAAAGGTCAGTTAACACAAGAAAAAATTGCTCAAATAGCAAGAAATGGCATTTTCTTAAACTCTGCAACACTTGGAAAAGTTTTAGGTGGCAGTTTATTTAGAGCTGCTACTTTACCTTATTCACAATTTATGGGAGCTGGAAAAACAAAGCGAAAGGCTTTAGCTGCTGGAGATATGGATGGAGCAAGAATGGCAAGAATGAGGCAGCAATTAAATATGACTATGTATCTTAGATATTTTGTTCATGCTGCACACGCTTTTAGATTAGCTTTATCAGCAGTAAAACATGATGAAGTTTTTGGAAATATCAACAGAGGCTACTTCGAGGCAGATGGTTATAGAAAAAGTAAAAATCCAAATAAACAGCCAAAAATAAGAAGATTTGATGATTATGTACAAGAAGAGATAGATGACGAAGCAAAAAGAATGTTAAGTGGAGGTAAGGGTGTAGCCAAACATCTAACAAATCCAGAAACAAATCCAGTTATATTGGCAACGCACTATTTAACTAAAGGAGTTAAAACTACGTTTGGATCAGGAGCTTCAAGAGTTATGAGTGGGTTAGACACGTTAGTTGGTATGACAGTTGCACCTTCTTATGAATATGCCAGGCTAATGGAGCAAGAGTTGTTCCAAAAAATGGCGCAAGGATTTGATATGCACGATCCTAGAATATTTAATGAAGCACATAAAAAAGCAGAAGCAGCATTAAATAGGTCATTAGCGGATGTAGAAATGCCAGATGGAAGCGTAATAAAAGGTGGGTTCATGGATAGTGTTCACGCAAGACAAGCTGTTGATTATGTAAACTTTACTGACAGCATAGAGGTTGATAGGAACGAAAGAACAGTTGAATACGGAATAAGAAGGGCGCAAGAAAAAGGATTAACACAACCAGAAGATATTTTAGAATTTGCAGAACAATATAGAAATGACGAAGATTTAAACAATTTAGAATATTTTACTAAGGCATCTGAACCTACTAATGATCAGTTTAGACTCTTAGGTTTATCTAAAAACGAAACAGCTTTAGATGGACTTGGAGAACAAATTTTAAATTATCCTTCAAAAAGAATACATAAGGCTACAAGAGCAGTACCGCTTTTAGGAGTTGTATTCCCAACAAACAGAACTCCTTTAAACTTAGTAAAAAGTGCGTTAAGACATTTACCTTTGCCAACTAACAGATTGGTGGATAGTTATTGGAGAGATATAACGTCAGAGGATCTATTCCAAAGAGAAAGAGCTATAGGAGAACTAGCTACAAGTCAACATTTATTTGCGCTAGGTATTGGAGCTGTAGCTACAGGACTTGTTGAATTTAGTGGTCCACAAAGTACGAACCCTAATAAAGATAGATTAAATAGATATATGCACAGACCTCCAAACGCAATAAGATTTAGAACTCCTGGAAGTAATGAATGGTCAGATTGGTACTCATTAGATATGTTCGATACTGCTAGTTTTATTTTTGGTTCGATAGGAGGATATGTAGATGCTATAAAACGTATGCCTAGAGACGACCAGTTTGAAATACCATATACAGAAAATGATGAAATCATTTACAGCGATAAGGCTCAGGAAGCATATATTATTGCTAATGCTCATACCTTAAGAAGATTTGATGGTTATACAGCAGCTAAAGCTATAGGGGATACTGTTAAAGAAAATACTGTCGGTTATTTTAGAAAAAGTGTTATGGCTAATATTGGTAATTTTTATGATTTAATTACAGAATTAATGCAAACAGAAGAAAGTGGCAATCAATATATACATACTGGTAAACGCAATATGCTTGAAACAACTATTGCTCGTTATATGAAAATGCCATTAGCTTTGTTAAGGCAAACAAGAATTGGATTTGATAATAAAAGATATTTAATAAATGAATCGGTAAATGCAACAACAGGAGAAAGAACCTGGTACGCAACAGCAGCCGACCTTGCAAGAGAACTATTCAGCGAAATACCTGGATTACAAAATGTACTTGGCACTCCAGAACTAGATCCTATTTATGGACAACCAGTAGAGTATGACTATGCTTATGGAGCTGAAAGTATTAAAAATCCTCTTTTAAGATCATTAGTAATGAACATACATCCATTAGCAATGTTTAGGCCAACAAAAGAAAGAAACGGAATTGTTTATAAAGAGTTATCCAGGTTACATGGTTTTGGAGCATACCCAAGATTTAGTTCAAGAACTAGCTTAGGTATTAAAGGTTATGTAATGAGTAATCAGGAATTTATGGAGTTCAGAGAAATTATGACTACTGTTAAAGATCCAAACGGAAGTGGATTAACTTTTGCGCAAGACCTCGAAAGATTAATTAATAGTGATGCCTACAAAGAATTACCTGACTATGATCCAGAGTTTGACGCAACTGGTGTACCTAGAAATATAGTATCTAAACGTGCAATGTTAACAAAATTATATGCTATAGAGCAATTAGCTAAAAAATACAGGAAGGCAACAATAAGAAAAATGATTCATGAAAAACCATACTTAAAGCATTTACAAAATGAAAATAAGATATTAAATAAAGAAGTAGCGCAAACAACTAATGACTTCCCCAACCAAGTCGAGGCTTGGCGGTCTATAGTAAATTCAGACGTTAGGACAGGTTAATGCCTTTTGCACAATTTAAAGGAGCTGGAGACGGCACTACAAGACAATTCCAAATCCCTTTTCCATACGTTAAAAAGGATCATATTATTGTATCTTTAAATCAAATAGGTAATACTAATTTTGTTTATATCAACGATACTACTATTGAATTTGCAGCTCTTAATTCTGTAGCAACTAACGAGCAAGAAACTTCAGGTGCGCCAAAGACAGGAATAGAAATACTAATCAGTAGAGAAACTCCGCTACTTAATGCCCTGGTAGATTTTGTAGATGGTTCGACATTAACAGCTAGTGACCTAGATACTGCTGTATTGCAGCTATTGTATGGACTCCAGGAAGCAAAAGATGATACTGACGCTGGAATTAACTTTACAACAATTGGACTTGATGCAAGTAATAATCCAATAATTAATGTACAAGACCCTACTAACACTCAAGATGCTGCTACAAAAAATTATGCAGACGGATTAGTTGCTGGATTATTTAAAGCGGATGGAACTATACCTTTAACTGGCGCAATGAACGCTGGTACAAATAGAATTACAAACGTATCTAACGGAACAGATACGAATGACGCAGTTAATTTATCTCAACTTACTGCTGGAATAGGGTCAGCCCAGGTATCACAAAATGCAGCAGCAGCTTCGGCTACTAATGCCGCCACATCTGAGACAAATGCAGCGACCTCGGCCACTAATGCAGCTAGTTCAGCCACAAGTGCTGCAACTTCAGCAGCAACAGCAGCAAACTTAGCTCGAAGATCAATATTTGTAGGCTTTCAAAGACTCGCTGACGGAACGTTGAGAATGATTTATAATACAGCCAATGATTCTACTGTTTACAAAGCAGAAGATTTCGTACAGAATGGAGCTAGTCACGCTTATTTTCTAGGCGAAGACGTACTTAGTAGCACTACCCCTAATGCTCCTAAGTTTACACTTGCTTTAAATTCTTCTGCAAACATAGCAGCAGGGTTACAAGGACATCTCGTACTCGACATTTAACTATGGCACAAATTGATTTAGGTAAACTCAAGTTTAATTGGAGAGGAACTTGGACTACAAATACTGCTTACGACACAGATGACGTTGTAGAGTTTAATGGTTCTTCATTTGTTGCTGTAGGAGGTGTAGCAAGTAGTAATACAACAAACCCAAAAGATAGTGGTCAGTTTGAATTTATGACAGTAGGCCTTAACATGAGAGGTACTTTTAGTTCAACAGAAACTTATCAAAAAGGAGATTTAGTTAATTATAATAATGCGGTATATCTATTAACATTCCTAGGAGGATATAACCAATCACTTGTAGCAAATACACCTGCTCCTGATGCTAGTTCTTATTGGGCGATATTTACACCTGCTCCTAGTGGGGCTGTATTAAATGCGTCAGGAGGAATGATATTTAAAGATAATGATGATACAACAAATGTACAGTTGCCTATTGGCGAAGTAGGTTCTCAGCTAAGTGTTATAGAAAAACCTTTAGAAGATATACCAAACGAAGGTAACTATGAATATAATCCAATACTTTATAGTGGAACTAGACACGCATGGTTAACAGGAGATGAAAGAGAAACTTATGAATCTGTCAATTATGCAGTTACAGTAGCAGCAGTAAGCGGTCAGAATCAATTTCATCTTAGTGGCGGTAGTCTTTCTGGAACTGTTGAAAGACCTAATATAGCTATTAAGATTGGCTCACAATATATTTTTGATGTTAGTGACGCTAGTAATACAGGTCACGTTTTTGCTTTTAAATATTGGACAGGTACTAGTTATGGCTTTACTAATGTTACTGGATTTAGCGAAGCTGATTTTGGAATTGTAAGAAGCGGTACACCAGGTCAAGCAGGGGCAACGATTACATTTACTCCAACACCACCTGCTTTATATATTTTGAGATATGGTTGCTCTGTTCATTCTGGTATGTCAGAGGGTACTGTAGGTACTTCATTTAGCAGTGGTAGTAATCCAACGATACCAAGTCTTTATCGAAAAAATGGAATGTCAACTGCTGTTAATATAACAAAAGGAAAATCATATACATTTACTTTCCCTGCTAACGGTTTAACTTACTCAATTAAAAACCCTGCTGACTCTGGGTATAGCGGAGTAGGAAGCGGTGGAAGAATAACAGATGGAAGTGTCGTACCACAATTTGTAACTAACGGAGGAAGTATTGTTTATACACCTCCTGTTGGCAGTACGTTAGCTAATGTTGTTATTCGTGATGAAGCAAACCAAGCCGACACTATACTTCTATCTTTAAAAGATTTAAAAACTGTTCCTTCTTGGTCTGGTACTACTACATATAAAAAACATATTGTTCAGCAACCTACTGATACACCAAAAGATTTAGTAAAAGGATTTTGTCATTGGCCTAACGCAACAATAAATAACTATACAGAAAACTTATGGCCTTTACCTGCATACTTAAAGAAAAGTGGCAGAGGGTTTTTATATGGCTGTTGCACAGCAGGTTATAGAAGAGCAGGTGCAATAGGACAGAGAGCATATTTTGAATTTGGTAATCACTATCATACAGGTGGTTATGACTACACTTATGGTAGTGGCTATGGTGTTTATGGTCAAAATTCTTATAATGGTACGCACTCTTACCCTGCTACTGGTTGTAATAGAACACCTAAATTCTGGGAAGAAGCACTTGCTGGACACCCTGACTATGCACATTTGTTAACCGATTTAAATGGTAATGCTCTTGATTTATATGATCAAAATGGAAAGTTAAAATATAATTGGCCTAGGTTAATGCAAATGCACAAATCAGGTAGGCATGGCTTCCAGTTGTTTGAAAATGGCATGGTCATGGTAGGTGGTTACGCAGGTTATGGATTATGGGGTAACGGTACTACTTGGGATATGAACGCAGCAACTATGGGTGTTGTATTTTATGATGATTCAGGAGCAAGACTTTCAGGAGCAAACCATCCTAAAATTAAACAAATAGAATTTTCTAATGCTCAAAACTTTAGTGGGGATAACGATAGTTATTACTCCACTAGAATGATAGATACAAACGGAAAGCTATATACATGGGGTTATAACGGATATGGACAGTTAGGAGATAACACTACTAACACTAACTATTATGCAAAACAAATGCCTATGAGTAGAGTAGGTAATGAAAAAATTATATACATAGCTTCAAGTGGTTATTATTATACTTCTGTTTATGCAATAACAGAGTCAGGTAAGTTATATGGTTGGGGTAGAAATGGTAATGGTCAGCTTGGGTTAGGTAATACAACACAACAGAATACACCACAAGAGATGACAGCAGTATCGGGTTCTCCTATTGAAAATAAAAAAGTTGTTCATGTTATAGCTAACCAAGATGGGGATGACGAGAATAAAGTTTGGATATTAACTGATGAAGGTAAAGTTTATTTTGCAGGTTATAAAGGCCACGCACATGGAGCAAGTGGAGGGGTTTATCAAAGTAGTCCAAGTAATAGTACACTTCCAGAAATACTTACTAACTCAGGTACTATGTGGAATAGCAGTAACCAGAAAGTAATATACATGGCTTGTACTAACAACAGATATTCAACTTTATACTTTATTACTGACGGAGGAACTACTGGCTATCAGCAGAAAATATATGCTACTGGTTATAACTCCTATGGACAACAAGGAACTGGTAAAACTACAAGTGCTAACAACAACAGTACAGATTGGTTTGGCGCAGAAATACAGTTTAGAGATTTTGGTGACCCAAGTTTAAATACAAATGGTTCTAATGATTCTAGACCTAATGAAGTAACTGGAACTTTACATTCATTTAGAGATGATACGTCACACGCAAACTATAGAAAATTAAGAATAGGAACTATTGTAAAGATTCACCCCAGAGGTGGTGATGGAGAAGATGCAAACAGAGTTGTATTAGAAGATGATGAAGGAAGGCTATTTGTTGCAGGTTATTGGAACTATATTCCTACACCATATTACGAAGCTGACGGTAATAATGATACTTTCCATAGTAGTCATGAGTGGACAAATTATTTTGTGCCTTGGTGGGGTACACCCGAAACTATAATTGAAGGTGGATTCGCTCATACTCACTCAGGTAGTAGCGAAACTGGTAGTAATATTCTTACTAAGTCAGGGGAATGGTACAGACATGGAGAAAGTTCATGGTACATGAACGGAGATTATCATAGCAGTAGCCAAGCTTGGATAAAATCCAACTGGAATCAATTTACAGGAGATTAATTTTATGGCACAGTTTAAAGCATCTGATTATTCAGAATTTTACCGTTTAGCTTATACAGGTAAAGAAGAGTCGTGGGGTTCTGGCTTGAGAGAAGTAACAGATGACCCTAAGACATTAAAAAAATGGCTAAAGATAGGTACTGTTGTTGCAGCAGAAACAGGCTTTGACTCAACACTATTGGTTAATAGTACTGTTACTCTGACTAAAATAACTGATACTGACCTGTTAACAGCAGCAAAGAAAGAGATTAATTGGACTTAAAAGATACTAGATCTACTTAATCTATCTTCAACCTTAGCTCTAAACGCTGGATCTTTTTTGTATCGAGGATCATTCATTGCTTCTTCTAGTTGAGCAGTGCTTTCAAACTTATCACTTGAATAAGATGCAGCTTTACCAGAAATAAGATCAGGCTCATTACCCACAGAATTTGCGTACCTGGCATGAAGTCCAGCAACAGTTAACTTAACTGTTTCTAAATCTCCATTAATACCTTTAGAGTAAGCTGCTTTTTCTGCATCAGTTAAATTATC